TTTAATGAATTCAGAAACTTCTTGATTGCAACTAATCATGATATTGAAGGTCAAATTGGTGAATTGGGTATTGATGAATCAGAACAGGACGATGATGACGATGAAAGTTATCCACAAAGTTGGGGTAAAAAAGCAGATGATATTTTGTTAGAATCCATAGATGCTATGAAACAAGCACAATCATCAGATAAGTTCTCGATGGGTCATTTGCCTAACAACGGATGGCCATTTGGTGGTTTGACTACAGCAAGTATTCCTGCATTGACTACAGAACAAATTGCTGCATTAACAGTAAAACCTATTGATTTGTCTCAAGTTAATCAGTACCCAACAATGTCACCTATCACATCAGAACAAATTAAATCTTGGAAATTTGATGCACCAGGAACAATTGGTGATATAAAGGTCTTATACAAATAATGCCTACAAAAGATGAGATGATGAAGTTTGCATTAGAGATTGAATCTTTAGTAGCAAAAACGGATTATACTTATCTTGAGGCAATTGTTGAACATTGTAAAGGCACAGGTTTGGAGATGGAAGTAGCAGCAACACTTATCACTCCAAACCTGAAGTCTAAGATACATGAACAGGCCGAGAGATTGAATATGTTGAAAACCAAAAGTAATCGTTTACCTATATGACGGGATATGAAGCCTTCTGTTTATACTCTTCTCTCAAATTGCATTTTACACAAGAATCGTATGACTACTTTAAGTATGGTGGTAAATCGAGAACGAGTATAGATGCATTTGAGAACAAGAAAGATAAATGGTTCTATTACAAACTGAGTCGGAGATTTTCTAATGATGACCAAGCCAGAGATTTTCTTGTTGCTAATCTTGTGCATAGTCCTGATGTATGGATTGGACATTTACTAACTGATGATTCTGATGTACATTATCGTGCCAGACAGAAAGTGATTCAATCATTATCATATACGTTCACAAATGAAATTGTACCACTAATGAGTCAGGAGAACCCAAATGATTGGTTGATGGTGCAAGATGGTCAGTATCCTTTATTGTTGCGTATGCTATTACACGGTGAAGTATCCATTGAGACTGTATGCATTCTAAACTCAATACTGAAGTTTTTACCAATGTGGGACAAAAAGATTACGGATACGATTCACTATCCAAATATAAGTTTGAAGATAAAGAAGTATACACCGTTTATACAATTTGATCCGACAAAGTATAAACTTATCCTGAAGAAACAATTACATGAAAATTCGGAAAACAATGCAACTGTTTCTTGACATTACATATATAAAAGTATATAATGAATCATGTGAACAAGATGCACATACAACAAACACTTAACTATACGAGGTAATATATGTCTGACTTTTCCGCACTCAAACGTAATCGCAATTCGTTTGATAAACTAACCAAAGCAATTGAATCAACAACTCAAACCACAGAATCGGGTTCAAAAGAAGATGACCGTTTCTGGCAACCCGAAGTAGACAAAGCAGGTAACGGCATGGCAATCATTCGTTTTCTGCCAGCACCAGCAGCAGACGGTGATGATGCTCTTCCGTGGGTTCGTGTATTCAATCATGGCTTTCAAGGACCAGGTGGTTGGTACATCGAAAACTCTTTGACTACTCTCAATCAAAAAGATCCAGTATCAGAATATAACTCTGTTCTGTGGAACTCAGGCATTGAAGCAAACAAAGAAATTGCACGTAAACAGAAACGCCGTTTGACTTACATTTCAAATGTTCTAATCGTTTCTGATCCTAAACATCCAGAAAATGAAGGTCAAATCAAACTGTACAAATACGGTAAAAAAATCTTTGACAAAATCTCCGAAGCAATGAATCCGGAGTTTGAAGATGAGACACCGTTGAATCCTTTTGATTTTTGGGAAGGTGCCAATTTCAAAATTAAGATTCGTCAAGTTGAAGGTTATCGTAATTATGACAAGTCTGAGTTTGATAAACCATCAGCATTACTTGATGGTGATGATGCTAAACTAGAATCACTGTGGAAGAAAGAAAACTCACTTAAAGAGTTTCTTGATGTTAAACACTTCAAGTCTTATGATGCATTGAAAGCACGTTTGGATAAAGTTCTTGGTCTGGATGGTGTCGCACCAGTAAAGACAAAGGCTGAAGATACTGTTTTGACTCCAGCAAAATCAGCACCTAGTTTGGATGAAACCGATGACGAACTAGATTACTTTAATTCTCTAGCAGAAGATTAAACTCTGCGAATGCCACCTTCGGGTGGCATTTTTTTATGCTGGTACTTCTCTTCTCAATTGAGTAGTTTCGACCAATGTATTATTGGTGACACTTGCGTTTATCACTGTAGGATTTTTTGGTTTGGATTGATTACGTTGTTCTACCGCAAGTTCTGTCGATGACTTACCAACATTTAATCCTTCGCCTTTGGATTGACCTGTGGCAGGATCAACTGTAGCGCCGGTCTTAGATGTTACTGTAGCGTCATCTGGTGTTGAGGGTGCACCACCGACAGTTACGTGCCAATCTTCACCTTTAACATTACGAATCAAACCAAACTTTTCTAACCAACCAGTAGGATTATCTCTAGTGCCGGCAAGAACATTGAGACCGGCATCACCTTTACTGTTGATGTCAATACCTAAACCTCTAATGTGTACACTACCTGCACCTGAACCTAAAGGTGCCATAGGTTGCGCTACTTTACCACTGGGTTTTCCATTATTCTTTGCTAAGTCAGCATCATATAATTCTTTTTGTTTTTCATTTGAACGATAACCAGAAGTGATCAACAGCATTTTACCTGTTTCTTGTTTGAATGCTGCTGCCATTGTTTCAACACGACTTTGAAAACCAGGATTAAAACTGGAAGTATCTACACTAGCATCTGCCTTCTTTGTTAGTGTATCTAAATTACCTTTTGGTCCTTCCGTTTTTGCGGAAACAGGAGTTGCACCGCCATCACCACCACTTGATGGTGTTGGTGATGTAACAGTTTGTGTGGGTTGTTCTATTGGAGCAAGAACAGATTTTTTAGAACGGTACTTTGATGGAGGTGGTGGAGGTGGAGGTACTATTGCTTCAACTTTTTTACCACCTCTTTTATCTTCTTCTCTCTTTGCAATCAGTTCTTTTAGTTTATTTCTTTTCCACGTAAGTTCTTCAATGTCAGCATTCAGAACATCTAATTGTTCCACTGCACCAGCATATGGATCAATAGGTTTTTCTTTTTCACCTGGTTTTGTAGCAGAAGGTTGAATGCCTAATACATTTTTATCTAATGAACGACCGAATCCTTTTAGTTTATCTGCAATCCAATTGCCAACACCACTTAAAAATTCTCCAATTCTACTTGTGACAGGAGATATAAAATCACCAATAACATTCAGAGTCTTTGCTGCATCTTCTTTAGTAATTAATCCAAACGTTAAAAACTCAATCAGTTTAGATGCTTCCTCTACAAACATTGCACCCCAATCTGTTGAATCAAAAAAATCATTAAAGGCAGTTTTGATTGACTCAATACCTATTGATATGATGCCTTCAACACCACCAAGACTTTCAATGATGCCTAGAATAGCATCTTTGTTTATGAATAATGCCAAAGCAATTGATGCTACAATTGCTATCAGTCCACTAATAATACTATCAAGTGTATTTTTGAAGAAACCACTTTTCTTTTTTTCTTTTTTTCTTTTTGATTTTTCTGTTTTCTTAACTTCTTTATCAACTTCATTAGGTTTAAATAAATTGGCAAGTTTTGAACCTATTGTTGGTGATTTTGCGGGTTTTATACCTTCAAGTTTTGCAAACTGACTAAAACCTTTATTAATAAGTTTTAGTTCTTTACTCATCCTACGGAAAAGAAGGGTGTTCTTGGCAAATATTTTGAGTGATGCAATTCCTTCTAATGAAGGACTTTTTTCATTTTTTTTCTTTTTGAATAGATTACCAAAAAATGATTTTTCTTGCTTATCATCTTCTTTTTTTTCGTCTTGTTTTATTTGATCTTTATTGGACATTATGTTGTCCTTGCTAATAATGTGTCGTTGCCATTAGTTTTTTTATCTACGGCAGCAACTTTTGTATCGGTTACTTTGGTATTATTAGTCTGTGCAACGTTTACTGTATTAACATCAGTAGGTTTCATCTGTTCCCGTTGACCTTGTGATACGTCTTTACTTGTACTATCAAGTGCTAAATTTTCATATTTACTTGCTGCCTCTAACTGTCCTCTGTTTGTTGCTGCAAGTTTACTTGTTGTGAATGCTGCTTCAACTTTTGCCATGTCACCACCAAGACCGCCCATGGCAACGTTACCAATTATAACTTTCAAGGCAGTTTTAAAATCGGGCATCTGATTTAATACAGATAGACCTCGTTCTTTACTACCTTGACCAACAGAATTGAGTATATAACCTGCTGCTGCTTTAGATGCGATATCAAAGTCACTCATTATCGAATCTGGATTATTCTCCAGATCGACTCCAATTATCTTACCAATATTTTTGTATACGTTACGACCAGTAATCTGTATAAACCCACGGCCCCTAAACAGGTAACCATCACCAGGTTTGCTATTTGTTGATAGCCCATCATAAACCATTGAGAAGAATGCTTCATCACCTTTTGACCAAATATCTTTTAGTTTTTCTGGCGACACACCATTTGGTTCATTCATCAATTTTGCAACACGACCGCCAGGACCTAACTGAGGAAATTTATTATAAATGTAAGAGATGCCACGATTGTTTAATGTTGCAAGCCATCCTTTTGCACCAATCTCTTTAGACTTTGGATCCAATCCAGATTCTTTTGCTGCTGTTGCCACCAATGCTTGAATTGCATATACATTTCTAATACCTAAAGATGCAACTGCTTCTGCAAATTGTTTTGCTCTACCTCTCATACCTTCTGGAGCAGGAGATGGTTTACTTGGTGGTAATATAGGCCTAGGCGCTGTCGCTTCTTTTCGCATAGCACCTTCTTTTTGTATTGCATCGTTCAATGCTCTTTCAGTCTTACGAAGTTCTTCTTTTTTCTTAATAACTTGCTCTGTCTCTTCAGTTCTTTTGCCGTAAGCATCGATTTCAAGTGCAGAGATTTCATCAATCAATGCATCTCGTTGTGCGATTTTCTGTGCGACTAATTCTTGTGCTTTGTTTAAATTTTCGGCAAGTTTTTCATTTTTCTTTTGCAACTCATCTTGTTCTTTTGCTCTCTTTACAGCATCCTCTGCAATCTTTGCGAAGTCTGCATCAGTCATAGGTTTAGGTTTCAGTGGATTCATATCGGATATTTTCTGAACCAAACCTGAAACTAAATCATCAATTGCTTTTGCGGTATCAGAAATAAAATCACCAATTTTACTAGGAAAACTAATCAGAAAATTAATAGTACCATCAATTACTTTGGCGGCAGTTTCCTTATCGAAAAGACCGAATGTCAGTGAATCTATTAAACCTGAAATGCCTGCTATTAAAGTTTTATACCAATCACCAGTTTCTTGCCACGTATCCCACGCATCGGTCAAACCGTCCCACAACGTCCATATAATTAATACGACCCAACCTAATGGACCAGATGCAACTGCCGCAGTTCGTGCTGCAACTTTTGCTGCCGCTTTACCCACTTTCTTTGCTGCTTGTTTGGCTATTTTAGTTGCTTCTTTTTTTTCTAGTTCTTTTATCTTATTACCAACAATCTTATCAGAAAGTTCTGTGAGATATTTCCAAGCATTCTTTGCATAGTCTTTAACTTTATCAAATAGTTGTTTTGCAAACTTCTTTATATTATCCATTAATGACTTGAATAATTTTTTTACTTTATCTTTAACTTGTGTTGCTAACTTCTTGGCATTTTCTGCTAGTTTTTTTGCGCCCTCTTTAATCTTTTTAAATTTTGCACCTTTAGAACTTTTAGGATCATCTTCTGCGGTTGGAGTTCTGGCAGCAATTTCTTTTCCTTGTTCTACTGCAAATTTCTTTTCTACTTCTTCTTGCTTCAGCAAATGCATATCTTCTTTATCGGCAGACTTTACACCATACAGTCCAACAAGCGTAATTATATTTTGCCGAACAATATTGAGATCGCCCGCCGCTTTTGACAACTCCGAATAATTGAGTGCTGCTTTTTTTAAAGATTTGTGAGCAGGAGTTACTTTTTTAGATGAGTCCTCATTCAGGACTTTCTTCTTGATCGTCAGACCTAAAATATTGGATAACACTTTAGGCCGTCATGTAGTTGTTGATAAAACTTGTATTATAGACACTGGCAATATTTTCAGGCTCTTTACCTTTTGTGCCTGCTTGATTATTTGTTGTGGGTGCATCAATTGTAACACCAGAATCTGCGGCAGAATCCATTCGTTGACCTTCCGCAACTTCAGATGATGCTGATGATAGTGCTGCACCAGAAACTGAAGGAGATGATTCTGATGATGGACTTGGTGACACTGCACCGCCACCACTCATGCCACTTTCACCACCTCCAGAAATACTACCACCACTTGTCGATGGCATTGATGCTGCTGGTGCTGCTGTTGGTGTTGTTACTGGTGTTGCTGCTTTTTGCCCTCTGGCATTTTGAAGAATTTTAGTTGGTTCACCACCAACTGCGGCGACCTCTTGACGAACTGCTTCTTCAGATAACTGTTCACCAGTTTTATCATCAATAAAACCTGTTGGTGAATTCGGATCGACGGTAATACCAAGTTTTGTTTTTAGAAAACCAACAGCACCTTTTTGATCTTTTTCAGCATTCTTAGCACTATAGGGATCTTCTTTCGAAGGTGATGCACCAAGTTTCTCTTCTAGTTTGCCTGCTGCTTCTGGTGATGTGCTTGCCGCTTTATCTTTTTCTTTTTGTTCTTCTTTTGCTTTTCTTGCTTTATCATAAAAGACACCTTCACCACTATCAAGTTTTGCTTGATTTTCTTTTAGGGCTGTTGTTGCACTTGATGTATAACTTTCGTCTGCGCCACTTGATGGATTTTTTTTGAATGGATACCACGCAGGAGTTCCAGGTATAGTAACATCATCTAAAACATTACCTTTAAATGAACCTAATTGACCAAGGTCTATATTGTATGCTGTTAATTTCTTAAACGGAATTTTGAATGGTGGAGTGCCTGGCCATCCAACATTATTTTTTATCGAAGTGACTACATCATCAAAGAATTGGGTAACACTTAACATCAAAGGATTCAAATACGTTAGTGCTGTATCCATTCCTTTACGCAGATCATTCTCGTTGAATAAACCAAACGTGATGAATTGTAAAAAGCCACCAAGAGCGGATATGAGCGTATCGGTAATACTACCAGTTTCCTTAAACGTGTTGATTGCATCCATGATCCCGTTGATTAAACCACCAATGATCATAGCAGGTAAAAATATTTTGCTTAGAATAGCAAAGATAGAACCGCCACTAAACAACGCACCAAATGCACCAACAATTCCCATGAACAAACCTTTCAGTAAGTTCACGGGATTAAGCATATCCATTAAACCAGATAGAAGTCCACCACCCCCACCACCTTCTTTCTTTTCTTCTTTTGGTTCTTTTTTATCTTTCTTTTCTTTTTCTGGTGTATTTTTCTTTCGTTCTTCCTCTAGTTTTGCTTCACGTAAATCTTCAGTCTGAAAGAATTTATCTGCTTTACCTTCTGCTTTTACTTTGCTCTCTTTACCTTTTAGATTAACCAGTTTAGAAATATTCTGGCGGAGCACATTCATATCACGTGCCATACCAGGTAGAACAATAGAGTTCTTAGCAATTACATTCAGAAAAGGTAAAACATCTGCACTTATTCCACCAGCAGATTCGACTTGAGCACCTTCTGCGCCTTCTTTTGTTGGAGAAGTTTTCTCTTTCTTTTTACCTCCAAATAATGACATGAATGAAAAACCTGAGTCCTTATTGCCAACAGACTCTTTCATTTTATCAAAATTTTTATAACCTAGACTTTTGGCTAGTTCTTCTAAATTCTTTTTTGCCATTACTTTCTACTTTGTTTTTGTTGATTGATACGTTCTTTTTCCTCTTCAAGGTATTTTACTAATAACGAAATGTAAATGCTTCTTTCCCAAGGTATCATATTTTCAAGTTCAGACAAACTGTATTTGTGATGTTGCATCATCGCAAAGTTTGTCTGATAGTAATTACCTAGTGATTCATGACGAAATATTAAACGAAAAAATTTTGTAGACCTTTAATCTCAATGTCTTCCTCATATCCACACTTGCCGCATTTGAAGTGAACATCTTTTTTAATTTCAGGCATTGTATCAAAGAACTTTTTAATTTTTTCCAGGTCTTTCTGTTGCATAGAATCGATGAACTCCATCAACTCTTCTTTTGGTGTATCTTTAGCGTAGTATACTTGTTCATCATCATAAAGATAATCAATACAATCAATCAGTACATTTACCAGAATTTGATTCTCGTCCATGTTCTCATAGTTTTGAATCATCTCAAATGTTGGATACTTCAAACAGATACCAACCTTTTCACTTAACATAAACTTGGTTTCATGATCGTCATGTTTTGTTGGTTCGATTTCCAACAGGTTCAAACTAAAGTCTACTGAACCAGCACACTTCTTTGTCTCACCTTTATCATCGGTAATATCATTGTTGCATTTGTATTTGAGTTCGACAACTTCTTCTACTGACCGAGCACGAAGATTCATGAATAAAAATTCAAGGTCAAATGTGGGTAAATTGTCAATATCAATTTCATCAATTACACAATTCTTTAATACTTGACGAATGGTATTAATTGTCTCTTTTGGATCTTCCGACTCTGCGGCCATTAGAAACAACTTTTGTTCTTTTACTAGAAATGGACGAATACGAACATCTTGTCCATTAGAAATGAGTTTGATAGTATAAATTGGTACATCAAGTTTTGGTAACATAATTTCCTCTCAATTAGAATGATAATAACCTTGTTGCTGCTGTGCCACCCAAAGAAGCAAGTGTTTGTCCAATATCATATTTACCTTCAAAGATAGAACGATATTTCTGATAACTGAATTGAACTGATAAACGGTGAAATGCATCGTCACCCCAACTTAATGCTTGAGGTGAAATACCAGTTGGGAATGCATCAATCAAATCCACTGCATAAATTTGACGAACTATATCGTCATATTGTATGACACGAATATCAGTCAAGTATCTTGACACTTGACTTTTTGGAAAACGTGGATTGTTCGTATCTGGAGGAATAATTGCATCCATCCAACGTTCAAACAACTTACGCTCATAGAAGTCATTTGTACAGATAAATGTTAATGTTGTTTCTGAATACTGCATACGATATGGCACTTTAAATGATGGACCATATATTTTTACATCAGCTGTTTCTAATGTTCGGCCTGGCAACTCTGCTGCTTCACATTGAAGAGCAAGATACCTAGATACCGATGGATTAGATGATTTCATTCCATCAGATCCACTGCCCATAGCATTATTGATGGCATCAGATACATCGGTAAAAACTGAATTTGGAAAGTTTAATACTTTTTCCAAAAACGAATTGCCTATTGACTGACCAATATACGGTGGAATAGGTAATATAACTTCAAACCTATTTGACCTAGCGGGACCGCCTTTGCCATTGATGTTTGATAGAAATAGATTAGGTGAAAACGACATTAAAATTTATCCTCTGATTCTGACCATACTTTGTTTTTCTTTGCTTTGGCAAATGATTCAACTGGTAACATGACGGCGATGTCCCATTCATCTGCTGTAATTTCCAAAAACCTAGATTGCACATGACTAAACAAATATCGTTTGATACAAGGTTTAGCCTGATATAATTTGGACGCTTTTGCTAGATAATCATAGCTGATTCTGAGTCTTGTTTTCTCATCATAGTTACGGTCAGTGAGTAATGTGCTTAACTTATCTAAAAGAAATACACGCTGCTTTGGACTAATATAATGCAAGTTAAGTCCTAAAAAACCGTCTGGGTATCGTTCTATTGGTATGACCAATGGGAACTTATCGTAATATGGCAACGTATCCTTCGTTTTCGGATCATAAAAGTAAAAGTACATTCTACCAATCATGGACTTTTCTCTGAGTCTCTGCCTATCACGCATTAGATCACCTTTGGTAGGTTTCAATGCGCCAGTTTTTGCTTTTAACCAGTTACGTGCTTCACGGGAACGTGGTTCAAAACCTTTCTTGGCAAGAGAGTCTTTGATTCTATCTATAAGTGTTTTGGTAGTCATCTAGTATTTATCTCAGATGCCTAGGTGTTTTTCTGTGATGACTTGAAATTCCCATCCATGGTCTTTGCAGAACTCGGTTGCTGCTTTCCATTTGGATTGATTGACGATGTAGGTTGCCGCTTCTTGAAGATAACGTTTAGTCTTACGTGTTTGAGTTGGGGGTTTAGTCTGCGCTTCTGGTTTGACTTCAATTACAAAAGTTTTGACTATACCGTTCTTTTGTTTGATTTTGGCCACAAAGTCTGGAAAATACCGATGTTTCTTATTGTCTACTGGACTCCAATAAGGTATGACCAGTTCTTCAGAACCCCACCAAATAACGTCTGGATGGTCGTCTAAATATTTCATTACTTTAACTTCCCACGATGATCTATAGATGATGTTAGTTGCATCACCCTTGTATTTTTGTGGGTTTTTTGGTGTGAATTTACCTTTATATGACATAAATACTATCTAGTCAACCTACTTAGGACATCCATGGCATTTTTCGGTTTATCTGATATTACAATTTCTCAGCAAGAAAATACAAGAGGACCCTTATCTCCACTTTTTACTGGTAAAGAAACATCAAACACATTTAGATATCCTCTAGATGTTGGAAATTATGATAAAGGTCATTACATGATTTTTCACATCTTTAAGCAAAAAAATTCTCAATTTACAGGAATAAAAAGAAGTCCTGAAAAAGAGGTAATGAAAAATTATAAGGGCGCTTCTAAACCAAGTACAAGTTTTGCATCACAGATTAATAGTAAGATTGATGCTGCCGTAAATAGTTTCACTAAAGGTAAAACATTATTTGGTAAAGAAATTTCCACATCATTTGGAACTTCATCTGCATCTGTTTCTCAGCAATCTTTTAGTAAAGATCAATATGTAGATAGTGTTAAAGATATTGAAAACAAATCTCTTTTAGATACCACACTAGAAACAACCGATTCTATTGTTTTATACATGCCAGACACAATAAGTTTTGATCATTCTCAAGGATATGGTGAACTTCAACTTGGTAATGAACTTGGTGGTAAAGCAGCGGTTGCAGGTAAATCTATAATTGAAGCAATACAGAAAGGTAGCGATGGTAAAGGTGCAGGCGATACCGCTATCGTTGCTGCCGCTCAATTAATAGGACAGAAAGCACTTGCTAAAGTAGTTGGGGAACAATCAGCAACAGCAGGCGCATTTTTAGCACTTGGTGGCGTTAATAATCCCATGCTAGAATTGATTTATCAATCTCCTTCGTTCCGTGAGTTTTCTTATGAGTTTATGTTCTATCCTCGGGACGAAAGAGAAGCATTAGAAGTTCAAAATATTATTGAAAGATTCCGTTTTCATCAAGCACCCGAAATTGATGCAGGTAGTTCGGGTTTGTTATTGATTCCCCCATCACAGTTTGATATTCAATTCTATTATAGCGGTAAACCTAATCCAAATATACCTACGATTTATCGTTGTGTAATGACAGGCATACAAGTTAATTATGCTCCAAACGGATGGTCTGCATATGAGATGCCAGGTGAAGATACTCCTGCTTTAGGTCGCACAGGTATGTCAACAGCAATACAAATGACTTTAAATTTTAAAGAGACTGTTATTATCACTAAACAAAACTTCAGATTTGGACCTAATGGTTATAAACCTAGAAATGCTGGTTATAGCGATGGTCTTTCAGAATTGTACGGCAAAATGACAAAGAAATAAAATGGCAAAATATTTTAATTTTTTTCCAACTACTCCATATACAAATTCAGATAAATCAACTGCATATGATACAGTTACAAATATTATCTCTAGGTTTGCATTTGAAGAAAGTTTAAAACAAAATACATCACTATTTTATCCATAT